TCCAACAATGCCCGTTGCTGCCGACTGCAACTGCTGACTAATAGTACCTGCATTGGTAGCTCCCTGGGCAAGACTGCCAAATCCAGGAATTCGTATGCCACCGTTATTAGTAATAGATGCAGAAGTCATGCCAGTGACGCCACCATATGCACTGGCAGTTGATTGAGCCTTATTCAGTTGCGTGTACACTGGACTACTACGCAATGCAGGATTAACCGCGGTTGCATTATTAGCAAGGTCAGTTATAGTGTCAGTGGCCTTAGAGTATCCGCCTGAATCATTTGGTACAAGATCTGGCGAAGTACCATTGAGTAATGGACTTGGAGTATTGTCATAGTGTAGATCAATGTACCCGCCAACTGTATTGGCAGTGGTATATCCTGTCAAATATTTGACTGTTTCAAATTGTACTGCCATCTCGTGAGTTAACAAGTTATTGCTCTCACCGTTGGCATGATCTCCATGTTTAAAACTTGTGATAATGGGATTTACCAATTGATATTGACTAAAATTCTTTTGATATAAACTGTAGATGCGTATTGATTGAATGTACTGATAGGGCTGTGTGCTGTTTGAATTATTGTAGCCCACTGCTGGACGTGGACTATATCCCCAATCAAATGTTGGTCTGCTTTGATATTTGTGGCTTGCACTGTATGTAGCATCTGCATAGTCTGGATCTCTATAATAATAACTATAGTAGTCGTACCAGAAGTTTCTCACAGTGTCTGCTTGATCATCATGAAATACGATGGTAACTGAATCGTAATTTATTTTATTTTGTACAATATTTTTTCTATTGTATGCATTATGTGTTTTTGTATCAATTGTAAACTTGGGCAATGTTGCACTCTTTACAATCATTCCCATTTCTTGTGCAGAAGTATTACTGATGTTGGTAATGAGAGGATTAAAATCAAACTCTACGTAGAACAAAAATCCATATTTGGGACTTAGTCTAAAATTGTCATCAGTAAAGATTCGTGCGGCATGGCGATAATCTCTTACTGTGGTGGCACCAGTAGGGTTTAAAAGGTAATTGCTACTCATACATTTATTTATTCAATAAAAAACCCGGCTTTTTAATGCCGGGTTAAAATATTCGTCATCAATGATTAATTAACTGACTGTCCGTTAGTCTGTGTAATTACTGTTCTAGTAGCAGACGCACCAGCTGTTTGTACAGCATTATCAAATTTGATGTTCAATGCAATCTGAGCAGGATCATTGCTGTTATAAGCCATGTCACCATAGTCAACACTGCTTAGGAAACAACCGTCTAGTTCCCACGATTCAAGTACATTGGGCATGGTATTACCGTTGCCACCGTCTAGTACATCAAATACCATTTGGAATTTGTAATTAATACCAGCAATAGCACTTGCTTGTTCCAAAAAGTCAAATTGCTTTTGAATTTGTTCACCAACTAGGCGAGCAACTGATCCAGTGCTGTCGTCTCTGAGGTTAACTGTGGTTTCTTGCCATTCTGGTTTACCTTGCAAGAAGACCTTGCTATTATAAACGTCAATTGTAATTGGGTTAAAGTTTACATTTGGACGCTTAATATCAACTACCTGTTTGGTCAATTCAGTAGTTGGAGTACTAACGCCAAAATTGATAAAGTTCGCTCTAAAACGATACTTTAATTTTGGCATTAACAAACCTTGAGAGTCTGCACTCTGACTATTTGCTAGGGGTACTGTAAATTTGCTTAACGATGCGACTGCCATATTATTCTCCTGTTATTCTTATTTATCCACTATCTTAGGTGTTTGCCGCACCCAAATTGGCCACTGTACCTGGATTGTACAATGCAATTGGAATGTAGATAAACTCGACGTCACGCATTGGCTCAATCGCTACGTCAACGTATAGTTGATTGTTAGCAATAGTGCTTGATGTGTTATTGTTTGTATCACAAATTACCAAGAAGTCATACAATCCACGCTTGCTTAGTACGTCATGCAACGCACTTTCAATCTGTGTTGCAATTGTCTTGCGGGTAATTGCGTCATTTGGTTCAAACATAAAGCCATTAGCAATAGATTTGAATATTGTTCTTAGATAATTTTCCAAGCGGACAACGTTAACTCTATTTCTAGAAGTAGATGTGCCCGAACGTGTTTCTTGTCCCCATACAACTAGCCCAGTGCCAGGTAACTGTGCGATTGGATTAATTGATAGATTGTACAATGTATCACGTAGCCCTTGATTAATACCGTTATGTATAAATGATCCTGTAGATTCATTAACATAACCAATATCATTTAAGTTGCTAACTAGACCACGATGTGTACCAGCTGGTGCAAACCATGGATAAGAAACATTGTCGTTATACAAGAATGTGCGTAGTACTGCATGACTTGCAGGAACTGCCACAGTGTTTCCAGCCAAATCATTTGATAGGCCAGCTGGATAGTAAACACCTAAATATGGACTAGCTGTAGCCAATCCATCTCCATTTGTATTATTGCTCCATGCACTCAATGCACTTGCAGTCGGGGCCAATGTCATTGGTGTGTCGCCAATAACAAATCCTGTACTCAAACGATCATCATTCAACATGACCAAATTATCAATTAGTTCTGGATATCCAGGAGCACATAGTAAGTTATAACGATATGTTTCTTCACGTGCATCAATATTGCTGTCAACAGCACTTTGCAATGCTGCAACAACAATTGAACGTTGTGCTTTTGATCCACCTTTTAGTGCACCATTCTCATCTAAACCGCTTTCGCTTACCCATGCACTTGCAACACTTGGTAAACTGTCATCGGGGTAGCTAATGGCATTAAAATAGTCACTGACAAATTTCTTAACATTATATCCGCTACGACGTGTGTTAAACAACAATGTGCCTTTTGGATATAATCTGTAATCTGGAGCATCTAAATCCAAGTAATTGGATGTCAAAAGGTCCGTAATCATGGGAATATCATCAGTAATTGGATCAACTGTGCCATCGGTTCCCCAACGTGCATCAGCAAAAACAATACCATTTGAAGATACATGATCTGTAGTATCAATTGATATCCAGCTTGTGCCGTTCCAACGAGATAACGCTGGGTAGTTGATCAAATCACTGGTGTCTAGCCATAAGTCGCCAGATACCAATCCTGTTCCGTCAGTTTGGCTAGTTGGTCTTGATGCACTAACAATGGGACCCAATGGGTCAGTCAATGATAAGTTGTATCCACGAGCATCTGATGTTACTGTCTGGTAACCTTTCCATGCAGTTCCGTTGTTGATCATGATGTCAACTTCGCTTGGATTACTGTAGTACCATAGACGGCCATCAGCTGGGTTGCTGTATGGAGTTGATGACTTATATTCTATAAGGTCATCAACACGATGCCAATTAGTAACAACAACTCTACCAGTTGCACTGGTAACTGTATAATTAGTACGCTGATATGGTTGTGCCAATGCTGGATCTTGCACAAAACCTGCGTCTTGTAACGGAGTCCCAACGGAGTTAATTAAAATTATTTGACCACCAGTTTCGTGTATTAAACTAATTGTTCCATCATTGTTCAATGTGGCATTGACGTATGGTATTTCAGCTGATAATATATCACTAACAAAAGTAGTAGCCGTTGACCCAGTCAATGCCACCGTAGTCGATGTGTTTGTACTTGTTCCCGGTGCTGTGGATAATATTGTAATAGTTCCAGTAATATCATTTGCATCGGCCGGTACATCGCCAGTTGCCACTGTGGCAGTAGTTGTGTTGCCACTAGTAATTTGTTGAGCAAATGCCAAACAATTATAAGTTGTGTCCCCAACGCCGTAATTGGCAATAACTTGGCCGTGTGTAATATTCACCCCGCCACCAGCTGGGTCTAGGCCATAAATTGCGTCACTATAATATTGATATAACGTTGTGGAAACTGATTGCCATGTATTCAATGCCGAGCTGTATTTTTTCAATGAGGCATTAAATCCTGTGCCAGTTGCACTGGTTTTCCACCAGATACTGCCCGATGGACGTGGTTGAGTGTCTGTAGAGAACCAACCACCGCTGGGTTGTTGAGCATAACTACCGTAGAAGAAATAAGGTGCGTAGTAAGACTTGGTTACATCAATGCCACATTTATTAAATGGTGTGTATGTTCCATCATCGGTCAATACTAATTTTCCATCAATTGTTGATCCATTGCTCTTGGCAGCACTGGTTACATATAAATTAAGTTTTCCTGCAGCAGTAACTTTAGCTTTAACACCAGGAACACTTGCTGAATTAATTGCTGCAGCAAATGCCGCAATTCCACCAGATACAGTAAATGAAACGGATACTGTATTGACTGTAACTGTGTTACTGGAACCAGTAAATGATGGAACTGTGGTTCCCTCTACGGTCCTCAAGTATAATTGCCATTCTGGAGATCCAACTTGGACCCATACATTGGGACCTGGGCCACCAGTGGCCACTGTAACTGCATCAACGTCAGTTTTGGCAAACAACCGCATTTGATTCAACGGATGGGCCGCAGTGTTAACTGCAACCAAGGCATGATCATGTGGTTTGCCAACTGAAGCTATTGGGGTCGGGACATCAGCAGTACCAGAGTAGGTAATATAACTGACTTGATTAACATCTGTAATAATCAATGGGCTTACGTGATCAAACATTGATGTTGCAGCATCTAATGAATAAATTCCAAATTCTGTATTGACAGTATCTAACCACAAACTACCATCTGCAACTGTGCCCACTGGGCGAGTTGAGGTGCCAGTAAGTTGAGCTAGGTCAACATCTGCACGGATTGCATATAGCTGGTTACCCAATCCCAATGCACTGTATGCAGTTAGTAGGCCATATTCATTAAGTTCGCTAGCATTAATTGGAGTACCAGCTGAACTCAGTTGGAACGTTGGGGTACCCATCGCTGTTACCAGATCTCTCTGACTAGTAAACGATAGCAACTTACCAGCATTGGCTTTACTAGTACCTGTGGCGGCTGCATTATTGTATGTTTTATCTTGAGCCGTTGCCAATAGTACAAGCGGTACTGAGCCCACGTTACTGTTAACGAATTGACTCTGATCATTAATGGAAATTTGAATTCCTGGTGAAACTAGTGCCATGGTTTATATTCCTTTATAATTCATG